CATTGTGGCTTTTGTGGCGTGCAAATGCTTCTCGTGCTGGTGCGACTGCCAGATCGACAAGATGCGGGAGCAGACGCAGGCCGAATACTGGAAGACGCAGGCTGAGACCTTCCAGAAGTATTGCGAACTTCTGGAGAAGCAGCGCGAAGTCCAGCAGGAAATCATCAAGATGCTACAACGGTAGGAGAACGCATGAGGAAGCCGAAAATCCAATGCCCCGCCGACCGCTGGGAGCATGACGCTAGACAGTGGAAGGCCTGCGCCATGCGTCTGGCGAAGATCTGCTCTGAGCAGATAGGCTGCAGCTTCGATGATGGCCGGAGGTGCCCCGAAGGGATGCAGTGCACGACATGCTGGCTCAACAGGGCAGTCAGGGAGACGGCAAAGGAGGCCAGTAATGGCTGATCGCATCGAGGACGCCAAGCAGATGTTCGGCGATATCTACGGGCAGGTGACGTGGCTGGCAGAGCGCCTTTCAGAGGCCCGCATCCTTGTGAACCACGATAGCTGCGCGAACTGCCAGCGCATGTCCTTCGAGGGCTGCAAGCTCTGCTGGTGCCAGGAAGCCGCAAAAGCAATACGGGAAGGGAGGCATTCAAAATGACAGAAGAACGTGAATGGGCGCGGAAGTGCATCCGCATGGGGTTCAAGGTGCTGGCCACCTTCATCGGCGCCCTCATCGGGCTGGCGCTAGTTCGCTGGCTGGGGTGGTGGTAGAGCATGACGCTTCGAGCGCTCAGATACCCCGGCGGGAAGATTTCGATAGCCCAGTGGGTGATCTCGCATTTTCCCGCCCACAAGGGTTACGTCGAGCCGTTCGGCGGAGGCGCTGGCGTCCTGATCAACAAGCGCCCGTCAAAGGTGGAAGTCTACAATGACCTGTCCGGCGACGTCGTCAATTTCTTCCGTGTTCTGCGGGATAAAGACAAGGGAGCCGAGCTTGTCCGCAGACTGAGGCTGACGCCGTTTTCCCGTGATGAATACTACGGCCTCTATCGTCTGCCGGACGATGCCGACGACATAGAGCGGGCACGGGCGCTCTACTGTCGCTGCTACATGGGCATAGGCGTGCGCGGTGCTGTGCGGGGGGCCTCTCCAACTGGCTTCAGCGGCGGCAACGGAAACGGCGAATACAATGCCTATGCGAAATACTTCGCCAACTGCGTGGACGGGCTGGAGCTGGTTTCTCAAAGGCTTCGTGCAGTAGTTATCGAGAACAAGGATGCCATGTTCATGTTCGACAGGTACGATGGCCTTGAGACGCTTTGGTACCTTGATCCGCCGTACAACTGTAAATTCAATCTGAAATATACAGCAGGCGTTGACCAGGAGCAGCTGCTGAAGGCCGTGAAAGAGCTCAAGGGCTTCTGCGTTGTGTCGGGATACATGAACGACCTGTATGCGGACGAACTTAACGGCTGGCATGTGGAAACGCTCAGGAGCCACAACTTCGACAACAGGCCTGTGGTGGAGTGCCTCTGGCTCTCGCCCAGGACGTGGGAGGCCCTGCAGAAGCGGCGGCGCCCCACGCCTCTGCTGGAGCTGTGCCGATGACTCTCCATCCCTGCCCCTACTGCTCCTGCTCCATGGTGTCCGTCGAGCGCACCGAAGAGGGCGGGGCAGTCGTCGCCTGCGGGTCGTGCGGAATGACAGGCCCGGAGAGCGTGGACGGCGACGAGGCGGAGGCCGTCAGGGGCTGGGAAATCCTCTGTTCCCATATGTGCAGCCACTGCCGGAAGAACCTCATCGTTCACTTCACCACGCGCATCCGGGAGCTCAAGGCCGAGCTGGATGCCCTGAAACGCGAAGCCCCTCCAGACTAGGCAATCTGGAGGGGCCGGGCCAAGAGGGTCTTGCGGCGTCTGGTAGGTAGGGCCAGCTGCTTCTCAAGGAGTTTCGGTTCCATGCTCTTCTGCGCTGCAGGGCCATCATGCACATCGGCACACGTCAAGTCAAATTTTTGACTAGGGTTTTTCTTTCTGCGACAATGGATGGAGCCGGAGAAAAATCAAATAGCGAAGGCGCAAGCATTGCGCAGGAGGCCGCCATGGCGATTGAAGAAGACAAGATTTTTGCGTGGCTCACCAAAGTCGAGGGCAAGTTGACGTGCCGGGGCTACATCCCTAGCTATCTGCTGGACGCCAGTGGGAAGCGCACGGGCAAGACTATCAACTACCGCGGAGACAACGGCGCTCCTGCCCGCATCCAGGCGATGGGCGCGTCAGGCGTTACCATCGGCGTAGGCGTTGACCTCGGCCAGAACAGCGAGGCCAAGTTCCGCTCCTGGGGCGTCTCCGAAGCCCTGCTAGCCAAGCTCCGGCCCTATCTCGGGCGCAAGAGGCGCGATGCCGTCATCGCCCTGCACCTCGCCCCGCTCACGCTGACAGAGGCTGAGACGCACGATCTCACCCGCGCCGAGCACCACGGATACATGCAGGACGAAGTCGAGCGGATATGGGACTACCAATACGGTTCCAAGGGAAAGTACGCCGACCTCCCGTGGCAGGCCCAGACCGTCATCTTCTCGCTGGCCTACCAGCTCGGCTGGGCGGGGTTCCGGCGCAGAGGCCCCGCCACGCTCCGCGCCCTTGAAGCCCATGACTGGCCCCGCGCCGTCCGCAACCTGAAGTCGGGGGCCAAGGGATGGGACGGCGAATACTGGCAAAGGCGGGCCATCGAAGGCGACCTCCTCGCAGAGCTCTGCAAGTAGCGGGAGGACGTCATGACACAAGCCGGAGATCTTGGAGACGTCACCATGTCCGAAACGATACATGACTTTGCATCCATCCTCGGAGGCGTGCTCAGCGCCCCGTGGTGGAAAGGGGGGGCCGCCTGCGTTGCATGCGACTTCCTGCTGGGCCTCTGGCTGGCCGTCCGCACCCGAGCCTTCAGCCTGCGCAAGTTTGCACGGGGATTCTCGAAGATCCCCGTCTACACGCTCGTTCTGTCGATAGCCTGGCTCTGCCAGTACATCGCCCAGCACGTTCTGGGGCAGGCTGTCCCCGTGCCCCTCTGGGCCTGCGCCTACCTCGCCATGCACGAGGCCATCAGCATACTGACCAAGTGCGAGGCACTGGATCTGCCCGTGCCAAGTCTGCTCCGCAAGGCCCTCCACAGGCTCAACTCCGGCGTGGAGAAGAAGGTTGAGGAGGCGCTGGACGTGATTGACCCCAAGAAGGATGACAAGGAGGACTAAGTGGATCTGACGCAACTCAAGGTAGAGACTTGGCCCATAGAGCGCTGCATTGCCTACGCACGCAACCCTCGCAAGAACGATGAACAGGTGGACAGGATGGCCTCTGCCATCAAGGAGTTCGGCTTCCGCATCCCCATCGTGGCCCGCTCTGACGGCGAGGTCGTGGACGGTCATTTACGTCTGAAGGCCGCCCAGAAGCTGGGACTCAAGGAAGTGCCCGTGGCTCTCGCAGACGAGCCAGGAAAGCACAAGTACCTCATGCCTCTTGACCGCAAGATGCGGAAGCAGATCGCCCCGTTGGCGAAGCCATACCCCAAGAAAACTGAACAAGGAGGCCAGCATGGCAAATCCGAAGACGCTACGCCCGCTCAACACACGCGACCCTGAACGCGCCCGCGAGATCCGCGCCATGGGCGGGAGGGCCAGGGGCGAGAAGATACGCAGGAGCAAGAACCTCCGCGATGCCTTCCTCGCCGTTCAGGAGCTTGAAATCAAGGGCACGGACGGCACCACGAAGACGGCATCTGATGCCGTGGCCATCGCCGTCATGAACAAGGCGCTCAAGGGCGACATGAAGGCGATTGAATTTCTCTGGGAAGCGCTCTACGGGAAGCAGACGAAGGTAGACGTCACCAGCTCTGACGGGAGCATGACCCCCGCCAAGGTAGACCTGTCGGGGCTATCCAGGGAAGATCTCAAAGCCGTGGCCCGCGAGGCCCTTGCAAGGCGCTTGCAGGATGGAACTGCCTAGGGTTGACCATGCCGAGCTCGTTGCCGAATGCGCCCGCCACTGGCTGGGGGCCTTCGTGCTGGCCACGATGCCGGATTACGACATGGGCTGGATGCACGAACGCATCTGCGACGAGCTGGAGGACTTCCTGCAGGCCGTCATCGACAGGCAGTCGCCCCGGCTCATGATTACCTGTCCTCCCCGCTCTGGCAAAAGCCAGCTGGCCTCCAGGCACTTCCCGGCCTACGCCTTGGGGCGCTACCCCGACCTCAGCATCATCGCCACGTCCTACAGCGCCGACCTCGCATCCCGCATGAACCGTGACGTCCAGCGCATCATGAGCGAGGAAAGCTACGCCCGCATCTTCCCCGACAGCTCCCTCAATGAGAAGAACGTGCGGAGCACTGCGCAGGGCTCCTACCTCCGCAATTCGGACATATTTGAGATAGTCGGGAGGCGAGGCGTCTACAGAAGTGCCGGTGTAGGTGGCGGCGTTACAGGTATGGGCGCGAACATCTGCATCCTCGATGACGTTCTCAAGGACAGAGCCTCTGCAGATTCGCCTACAATTCGCCAGAACATCTGGGACTGGTATACGTCCACGCTCTACACCCGTCTGGCCCCCGGCGGTGGCATCATCGTCATGAACACGCGCTGGCATGAGGATGACCTGTCTGGACGCCTGCTGGACGCTCAGGCGCGTGGAGAGGGCGATGAATGGCGGGTGGTCAACTTCCCTGCCATAGCCGAAGTGGACGAACCACCGTACCGTAAGAGGGGCGAGGCACTGCACCCTGCCCGCTACCCCGTGGAACAGCTCCTGAAAATCAAGGAGACCATCGGCACCCGCGATTGGGAAGCACTCTACCAGCAGCACCCCGTGCCGGACGGCGGTGCCATCTTCCGCGAGGAGTGGCTGTCGAGGACGTGGAGGCCGGAAGACCTTCCTGAGCGGTTCGACCAGCTTGTGATAGCCTTCGACATGACCTTCAAGGGCACCAGCACCAGCGACTTCGTGGCGGGCCAGCTCTGGTCCAGGCACGGCGCGGACTTCTACCTCCTCGACCAGGAGAGGGGGCGCTGGTCCTTCACCGAATCGCTGGACGCCGTGCGCAGGCTCGTCTCCCGTGCGCAGGCGTACACGCGCTACCCCGTGCGCGTGCTCGTGGAGGACAAGGCCAACGGGCCTGCCGTGATTGACGTGCTGAAGAAGGAGATTCCGGGCCTCATCCCCATCCAGCCGGACGGTTCCAAGGAAGCGAGGGCGAATGCCGTCACTCCGCTCTTCGAAGCCGGAAACGTCCTGATCCCTGACCGCACCCTGCATCCTTGGGTGGACGAGTTCCGGCTTGAGCTCCTGCGCTTCCCTGCAGGCGCTCACGATGACATGGTTGACGCAGCTACCTACGCCTGCAGGCACCTCAATTCGGGGCACAGCCTCAGCATAGCCCCTGCCCTCAAGAAGAGGCTCAACGTGCCCGTCATTCCAGGCCTCAGAAGATGGTAGCACGTTTTGTTGACATGACGTGTGACCCCTAATACCAGTCTATCCCAAAGGTAGCACGAATCATGGGCACGGAATTCTCCACTCAGTCTTCGCTCCGCATCTCGTCTGGCGTACGGGATGCGCTCGGTTTTTCCAGCGCCGGGCGCGTCCTGACGCTGGATGAGGTGCGCCGGGCGTATGGACCTCCGGCTACTCTCGGCGCACCCAACGAAGAGCCCAAGGTGGCGATGGATCACGCCATGGAGGAAGGGGGCGTCTACACGCTCCTGCAGCACAGCCTGCAGATGGGCATGTACGGCGCGGCCTCGAATTTCATGGGGTACGGCGCTCTCCAGAGCATCGCCCAGAACGGCATGATCCGCGCCTGCATCGAGACCGTCTCCGATGACATGACGCGCAACTGGATCGAGCTGGCCCAGGAAGGCGATGCTGACGATCCAGAGGCTGAGGACCGCATCCAGAGGCTGGAGCAGGCCATGGACCGCATGGGACTGCAGAAGACTATGCACAAGGCCGCCTGCATGACAGGCTACTACGGCGGGTGCCTGCTCTACCTCGACACTGGCGCGGCAGGTCCCCAGCTCAAGCTCCCGCTCTCCCTCGAGCCGTGGAGCCTTGAGGCCAAGCCGGGCTTTCTCAGGGCAGTGCGCCCTGTAGACCCCGTGAACTGCTTTCCTGGCCTCTACAACGCCACAGACCCGCTCCGCGAGGACTACTACGTTCCGCAGACGTGGTGGGTGCTGGGGCAGGAAGTCCACGCTTCGCGCCTCATCCGCGTCTACGCCAACGAGCCCCCCCTGCTCTTCCGGCCCAGCTACAACTTCCTGGGCATCCCGCAGGCCCAGATACTCTGGGACTACGTTATCCATTTCCAGAGCAACCGCGACAGCGTGAACCGCCTCATGGGCAAGTTCAGCCAGCTGGTCTTCAAGACGGCCATGACGGACCTTCTCACGGGCGGTGCGCAGGACATGAGCAGCCTGCTGGCCCGCCTGCAGATCATGGCCCAGAACCGCTCCAACGATGGCGTCATCGCTATCGACAAGGACGCGGAAGACGTGGTCAAGGTCGAGACCCCCATGAGCGGCGTCACGGACGTTGTGCGCCAGAGCCTGGAAATCATCGCCGCCCTGAACCGCACTCCCGCCGTGAAGCTGCTGGGCATCAGCCCATCCGGCTTCAACGCGACCGGCGAATCGGACATCCGCAACTACTACGACCACATCCTGAGCCAGCAGGAGAAGGTGCTGAGGCCTCCGCTCCAGCGCGTGCTGGAAGCACTCCAGGTCTCCCTCTTCGGCAAGGTGGACAAATCGCTGGGCTTCTCCTTCGCTTCCCTCTCCGAGACGGACGAGAATGCGAAGGTCCTCACTCAGCAGGCCAAAATCAACAATCTGTGCGCCGTTCTCGACCGCGACATCGTCTCTGCCGAGGAAGTGCGCCAGATGCTGGTGTCCGATCCCGACTCCGGCTTTGACGGCCTCGACCCCGAGCTTCCCGAAGGGGCCGAAGGCGATGACCTCCTTCTGGCAGGCCCCGCCGTCCCCGGCATGGAGCAGGAAGAGGAAGAGCGCCCCGCTCCCCCTTCCAAGGCGTCCCCGACCGTCCCGAATCCCGCTCTGAGGTAGCCCATGGCGAAGAGGCAGAAGGACAAGGTTCACAGCTTCAGGGCCGTCAGCCCGAATCCCGGCTTGCGTGCGGCCTACCGCCGGTCCATGGAGGCCGTCATCCGCGCCATGCACGATGACGTGCAGAGCGCCGTGCTGGCCGAGTACGAAGGCCTTGAGCCCCGCATCGTCCGCGACTCCGCAGGCCCGTGGAAGAGCCCCATAGAGCGGATGCAGGAGAGGCTGGACGCGCTCACCAAGAAGTGGTCGCGCCGGTTCTCGCTGCTCTCCACGCTCCTTGCCAAGCGCTTCGTCGGAGGCATCCTCAAGGCGGTGAAGAACAACCGCCTGCAGGCGCTCAAGGAGGCCGGCATGGGCATCAGGCTCAACCCGTCCCGCCTCTACAACGAGCGGGTGCAGGCGCTTGTGCAGGGCAATGTCGACCTCATCAAGAGCATCCCCCAGCAGTACCTTGAGCGCGTGAAGGTACAGGTCAACTCAGCCGTGGCGCAGGGCCTCGACAGGGGCCAGCTGGCCCGCGGGCTCCAGCGCGAGTACGGCGTGACCGAACGCAGGGCCAAGACCATCGCCAGAGACCAGACGAACAAGGCCACGTCCTCGATAGCCCAGGCCACGGACGAATCCCTTGGCGTGACTGAGGGCATCTGGATTCACGTTCCTGGACGCAAGATGAGCCGCGCAACGCACGTGCGCATGAATGGGCAGAAATTCAAGCTAAGCGAAGGCCTCTACGATGACGATCCCAAGGTAAGGCGCAAGGTGAAGCCCGGCGAATTAATCCTTTGCGCCTGCAAGTATAGGCCAGTGTGGCCTGAATCGTGGGGTATCAAGCAGAAATGAAGCAGAACACCATCACATTCGATGCCAAGGCCTCCGTCCGCACTATGGACGAGAACGGCTTCCTGCACGTTGCGGTGAGCAACATCACCAAAGAGGTCGTGAACCCCTACTACGGCCGCGAGATCCCCGGCTGGCAGGAACGGGGCCTCGACCCCGACAGCGTCTACTACGGCTGGCGTTCCGGCAAGGAGCTGGAGAAGGGCGCAGGCACGTTCTCCGGCCTCCCCCTGCTCCTCGACCACCACATCGAGGATGCCGAGGAGCCCCAGAAGGAATACCGCGTGGG